CTTACCTGTAGGACTACGTCCACAACCACAACGGGCAAAGTTTTCATCTGCTTTAATTTGCATTATTCATCTCCTTTTAACAATTCAACAGCTTTGATTACAGTAATTATCACCACAAAGGCCGCGGCAATAATTACCAAGGCCTCAGCTACCCAAACAGTATCCTTCATAGCCGCATTATCCTTTCCAACTCACGTTTAGCATCTGGAAAATGGCCTTGCTCTAATCGGTGTTCGACTAGTTCTTCATATAGTTTATATAAGTCTTGAAGATACTGATTGGGTTGATTGTAGGGCTGGGTCCACTTGATTGAATAGAGATATTTTTTCATTATGAACTCACATGTTTAATAAACTTAAACAAGTCCTTTTTGTTCTTGGGAGCCCAAAACTTACCTTCCTTGCCACAAGGGCCAAAGCTGAATCGGGCCATTACACAGGATTGATAGTGTGCTTTTACAGTGATCGGTCCTGTAACTGGATCAATTTTGGTTTCGGCAGGAACCATTTCTCTCTTGCAGTACCAGGTGTAGAGTTTAAGTGGATTCCAACTGGCATATTTGCAGTCTTTGCATAATACATTGTCGCTCATACGATTCTTTCTATACGGTTACGATTTTGTTATTATACAATAAAGGGTGCAGTCTGTCAACTACGTCAATACAGTTGACAGCGCCCCTGGCTTAGTATATAATGTACACATGTTAGATTAATTCAGAAAGATCTCGATGAAAGCATTGCGTGAAACTACAGTTTGGACAGAAAAAGATTATCGAGTGCCAAACCATATCTATTTGTTAGATGGTGATAAAATGGTTGCCTATGTGCCAGAAGGCGGCGTAGATCCATTTTATTTTAAGAACCCAATTAAATTCAGCCGTACTGGTCGCAAATTTGAAGAAGTAACACCTAGCCCATTCAATCAATGGGACAAATTGCTCAAAGCACATATCGATGTAGCAGAACCCCTACCATTTATCAAGAAGGTACAGGGCTCAAAACCCAATACCTGGTACGAAGTAAACACTAATGAAAAGACCTGTACCTGTCAGGGCTTTACCTTCCGCGGCACTTGTAAACATGTTAAGGAATTAGAAACTGAATGAGCCAATATACTCCAGACCGTTGGATGATTGTTAAGATCGATCACAAGGACACAGTACACTATAGAGTGTTCGCCTGTTGGTACGGCGGATACGCTGGATCCGATTCTTGGAAATTGAATTCGGGCATTACTTCTGTTGTCCTAGAAGACGACTGTTATCACTTTACTGGATCTAGCGGTTCTGTTTATATTTGCCATAAGGATTGTTATGGTGCTAATATGTATGGTCATAGTGTCCTAACCCATCTGATCGAAGAAGGCAAACCAGTTGGAACTATCATTGAACCTTTACCTGAAACTGTTAACCCACTAGAACTACCGTATGAAACAGATCATAGCTAAGATCCGTCAAACTCAACAGAGTAATGACCGCCGGAAAAAGTTTGAAAAGATGCGTGAGCAGTTAGATCCACCTAGACCACGCAGACCTGCTGCCAAGAGTGTGCCCAAACCATGAAACAGTTTACAGTGAACAAATTGGATCGTAGGCACAATGGCTATAAACAGTTCACACACTATATTACACCCATACCTCAATGGGGTATAGGTCAGTTAGAGTATAAGTTAAGGTTCTTTGAATGGCGCAAGTGGTGTTGGGAAACCTGGGGGCCAGGAATGGAACGTGATATTGCTATCGAGTTAGGTAGTCGTCAGTTTGAAGTATGCCGTTGGGCATGGCATACAGAAGATCGTGCCCGTAGACTGTATTTTGCCAGCGAAAAAGAACTTAGTTGGTTTATTTTAACATGGAGCTCAGAATGATAGTAGATATGCAACATCAAGGTGAAGAACACAAATGTAATGTATGCTCATGCGAGTTTACAGATGATGAAGGCGGCACTGTAGGCTACTTTGGCATTTTGCCTGTGGCTTTTTGCCCAACTTGTTATTCTAGTATGTACGACATGGTACAACAAGACATGGCATTAGATGAAGGCTGGGACGATTGAGTACTGTCGTTCTTACCACTAGCCAATGGCAACGGATACGTGAGGAGTTACACACAGAATATCCAAAAAGTGTTTTCATGATTAAAAATAAAATGAAAACGATTTTGGGATTCACTGTGCGTGAACATACCGAATGGATTGAAAACCATAAAGCAGAAGCTGAAGGTGACTACGAATGGAATCAAGGATACAGTAAATTTTCAATAAGACTTGACTTTTATAATAAAAACAAGTACACTATGTTTTTATTAAAGTTTTCAGAAATAATTAACGACAAGGGATTGCAACTGTGAGACAATTGATATTAGACAAGCTCGAAGCAATTTGGGACGAAAGTATCGATACCTTGTTGGATATCGGTCTTCACGATGCTCACTTGATGAATGATCAAGAACTACTCAAACTGTTTGTATCTGTAATTGAAATTGGTCCAGGCCCTGCTGCCGAAAAGAAAACTGCTGCCAAGTACAGAGAAGAACTTAAAAGACTCTATGGAGTAGATCGCCCATTTATTTGTGGCACTGCTGGACCCTTACAACAAGATAACCTACATGAGTATGTGCTAGTCTGTCCAGCATATGGTGCAGATGGATTTGCCATGTATAAAAAATATAAAGACTATTCTGCTCCAGGATATTAAAATTAAAAAGGAACTACCATGACACTACAAGAACTAGAACACATATTCCGCTTTCAAACTACACCCGAAGAAGACTATGTACCAAAAGATCAATTAGACTATTTTTTAATCAATGGCTACGATCGTATGGGTAAAACGCACCTAGTTACAGAACTAGAATCATTGGCTAAAACACTAACCGACAGTGGTTATGTGTTTGAAGGCTATCGTGATCGCATGCCAATCTTTATCGTACCGGAAATCGTACAGCCTCTATGAAAAACGTAGAAGTAGGCATGTTTAGATTGCCTGGCATTGCTTTTGAAAAAGGTGAACTGCCTACTGAACTGATTCAAGATATGCAGGCCTGGGCTGAACAAGAAGGTGTTGGCATGAGCATGACTGAAACTCTTTGGTCATTTAAGAAAGAATCGCATCGTGAATGGTTTATCTTACGATGGAGTGATCGTATCCCCAAACCCGAAAAAGATGAGTAATGCCGATACCGGGAGAACGCACAGAAACATCTCCTAAATGGGAACGTCACTGGACTATATTCCCACGTAGGATAAACGGTCGTTGGTATTGCAGAGACTATGTTTATCGCAAGTTTGTTCTTAGCCCAGGTGGCGGATTTTGGAAGTACGGTGATGAGTTTGATGTGATAAGGGATAGTGAATGATTAACTATAGAGGCCCAGAAGGTGATTGGAAGCCTATGTTTGCGTGGAAACCTGTTAGGATTCGCAAGCGGTGGTATTGGTTGACCACAATCTATCGTAGAGAAAAGAATAGAGTAGTATGGCCGCATCAAGGATGGGATTTTGGTAATGCAAACGATTTTATAATTGATAGAATTAAAAATCCATGATCAGAGTCAGTGTACTAGATGATCAGTTTAACCGTGCGTTTTGGAATGCCAAGCGTTCTTTGCCTGTTGAGCATTTGGAGTCGCCGAGACAATATGGCCAGCGTTGCCGCGAAGTCTTTAGGTATAGGGTTGATCACAATAGTCCGCGGGGAGCCCTTGATACTGTGTATTATATCTTTGATTGTGACGAAGATTATACTTGGTTTATGTTAAAATGGTCATGAATTACAGTCCCGAAGTTATGGCCAATATGGCTGAATGGATCGAAAAACAAAACGTTATTCTGGAGGCGGAAATAATAGAAGCACAAGCCAAAGAGTTCCAAGCATCCGTTGATAGAGAAGTACTTTGGGGTATGCTAGAAAATATAGGGTGGACTCGAGTTATTCTGTCCAGATTCATAGACAATAATCATGCGGTTGATATTACCTATTGGCTCAAAGACAACTGCAAGTATGCCTATGAGCGACACGGGCGTGATTTTATGTTTGAAAGTGCTAAAGATGCTAATTGGTTTAAGTTAAGATGGGTAAGTTAATAGATTATCATTGTGTTCATGTTGACAGAATTCCTACACCTGTATTAGTATGGTTAGTAGAAACATTTGGCCCTGCCGGTATACGTTGGTGGCATAGCAATAATAAAATCTATTTTCGTGATGAGCGTGATTGGATTTGGTTCGAGCTAGGAACATAATATGGCAATACCACAAGAACGAGAAGATATGCGTATCGCGATACAGCTCAAAGAAGAAGGTTGGATAGCTGAACTAATTGGAAATACCGCTGTAGATTTACAAGACAAAGTAAATTGGTGTAGAGAATCCTTTGGGCCCATGTATTCGCAACTGTACCCTGATGCATGGGCTGGTAAATGGTTTGGTGCTGAACTGCCATTCCAAACAGGCGGTATTGATAGCAAAAGAGATGTTGTTCTCATGTTTAGAGATGATAAATTATACACAATGTACAGGATGATGTTCCCTAATTGAACGATACTATATTACCTTTACCAAATGGTGACTTTACCACAGTAGAGCATGTTGAGCAACACGGCCCTCTAGAAGTTATAGTACATCGCTTTCGTATGGGTGATGTTGAAGATCCAGACTTGTATGCGGCTGAACCACTTTACCAATGGCAGAATAGTGAAATGGGCGAATGGGTAATGGCCAATGCTGTCCAAAAACCCATATGGCACCGGCACGTTGATCCTAGCAGTTTTGGTTGGACATATACAATACGAGCAGAACTTATGCCAAAAGACTATACATTTTGGTGGATGAAGTGGGGTTGCGACTTGACAAAAATAAGTTGACGATCGTATAATAACTAACATGCACACCGTTGTGTATAATTTAAACAAAATGGAGAAACCAAAATGTTAAGTTTAGCAAATAACGGGCAGGCCCAAGCCGCGTCCACATACGCTAGTCAGAGAAATGCCCGTTTTAATGATGAGTCAAGTAACATCCTATCTGTAGAAGATCGTTGGATATCTACTTATAATAATCTTCCAACTCAAGTCCAACAGACAGCAGTAACAAACACCTTGGCAAGTGCTATTGACGAGTTCCGCCGAAATAATCCTACACTAACTTCTTGGGCAGACTTAAAAGCTCTGTTACCAGAAGCAAATGATAAACCAATGGTGTGGATTAAGATTGATGCTACTATGCAACGGCTCCTTAAGATGTTTTGGAGTATGGACATTGTAGGCGGCTTTAATCCAATTAAACTAGTACCAATCCAAGTATACCGCCCAAATCCCGACGAAGATATCTATGTAGCATGGGATGGTCAACACACTTTGGTTGCATTGTGGCTAATCGCTACACAAGTATTCGGTGAAGACCCTACTAACGTGATGATTCCAGTGAATATTTACAAGACACATCAAAAAGCTGAAATGCGTGATAGCTTTGTAGGACATAATGGTGGTGAATATAAAGAAACGCTTGATCAATATGACAAGATTGAACAAATGATTTACGGTGTTCGCATTGACAACAGTAATAATCCGGAATGGGTAGTTATTGAGCAAAAACAACGTATCATTGAACACTACGATTTATTCCTAACTAAGAAAGATAACGGTGATGCAGAGCAACCAGGCGCTATTAGTCGTATGCAAGAAGTACAAAAACTAAGTGTAGAAGCACTAGGTTGGTTGTGTGAGTACTTGGTTGCGGTAGGTTGCCACAGCCGTGCAGTAGAAGAAAAAGAAATGGTTATGATGAGCTATTTCTTTGATCGTTGCCGTGCCGCAGGTATTACTGTAACTAAACAGTTTATACAAGATATTGCCATAGTTGCTAAACGTCACTGGAAGGCAGACTTTAGTCCATTCAGTATTTTTTGGACCAGAGCTAGTATTGCCTACAATGTGTGGCATAGTCAGCACGTAACAGGTGTACATGCTAGGTTTAACAAGGAACCAATACATGGTTATCCGTTTTTAGTTGAACAGTTTAAAAAGGATTTGCCACAGTATCAGTTTCCTATCTCAGCTAATAATTCAAACTTTGTCCCTACAACTGAAGACTTGTTTATATGAGATTGAGAAAATATGACAAGATGAAGAGCCAAGGTCATCTACTCCTAGATGTAGGTAAGTTATGCTGTGTAGACGGATGTGGCAAGCCTCTAACTCCTTACAAAGGGCCCGGTGAGGATAAACTCTGTAGGCAACATCAAATAGATCAAGTTTCGTATGGCGGGTATGGCAGACATGATAGGCCTCACACTTTTCACAGATCAGATGTTTGTGAATGTTGCGGTCAGGATATCAATGCTGATCCCAGATGGGAGAAAGCACAACTATTCTTTGGCATAGAACTGACAGAAGAACAAAAGCATGAAATCAAACGCCGCTACAACCATGGCGATCATGATCATCGTAAAGCAGACGGTGGGGATAACAGCGCCAACAACACTAATGCGTTTTGTTCGTTCTGTCATTGGGTAAAAACTGTTATTAATAACGACGGAAGAAAGAAGGAACTATAATGAAACGTACTAACATTAAAGAAGGTTTTGGCGGTGAAGTGCCGTTTACAAAATTTATTGCAAGCGATTTAGAAACATCAAATCGTTTATTAACAGCACTGGATCTTGGCTATGAGGATGGGTATACAGTTACTCCGGAAGAGCATACTTCACATTCAAAACGTGTAGACCTTGTGATCCGTGATGCTGATCAAGACGTAGTCCTAGTAGTTGAAAGCCAAGACGCAAGTGGCTGGTTAGATGCAGTACATGCCAGTAAGATTACCTATTATATGTACGATAAAAAGTGTGACGACGGTGTTCTAATCTGTGAAGATGCTGATGAACATATCAAAGGATTTGTCAAGTGGTTAAACGACAATACTCCGTTGCGTATCACTTTAGTAGGAGTAATGATATTTGAAACAAGTGCCAATCCACATTGCGAGTTTACTTGCCTAATCCGTCCGAGTGATCTACGTGATAAGAAGGTACGTAGAGTTAGTGCCGCCGCCGGCATTGATACTACGGTTGCTGATCGTACTCAAGAATTATACGATTCGAATCCCGATTTGTTTACCAACATTGCCCGTGACTATGTTAGTAAAACTAATGTAGGCGGCAGTGGTATGACGGCTGCTATCCATCCGTATAAGACAGATGGCTACTGGGTAGAAATTTGGCACGCTGGTAAATTTGATACAGATGGTTTTAAGAAGTCCTTTACTGATACTGTGGAATCAGCAGGACTTGAAGCAGGATTCCAGGCCCGTCGAGGATATGTTAAAGTGCCCAACACTAAGTCCGCTATCGACACATTCAATCTCCTAGTATCAGCATTAGAAACTAAGAAAATCCACGGTTAATAAATATCTCATGAAGATATTAGTAACTGGCTGTGAAGGTTTCATTGGACGAAATATGACTGCTTGGATGCAGGCAGAAGAAGGTTGGTCGGTAGACGGTTATGATTACGACCCAAACGAATTCCCTGACGTAAGTGAATATGACTGGGTAGTGCATCTAGGCGCCATAGCTGACATGACTGATACAGATGTTGACCGCATTATGAAGCAGAACTTAGAGTTCAGCCAACGTCTGTTCAATGACTGTAATCGACATGGTGTTAATCTACAGTACGCCAGCTCTAGTTCAGTCTACGGAAACACCAAAGACTTTAGTGAAAGTGCCCAGTGCCACCCACAGACTCCCTATGCTTGGAGCAAGTACCTATTTGATCGTTGGGTGTTTCAACAGAGTCCTAGCATCTATGTACAGGGATTCCGTTACTTTAATGTTTATGGCAAATATAATCACTTGCGTGGGCATCGTGCTAATGTAATACACAAGTGGCGCGAACAGGCTCGCAACGAAGGCAAGATCACAGTTTGGGAAGATGCTGAAAATATCAAACGTGATTGGACTTGGGTCGGCGATGTTTGCCGTCTACACATAGATTTTATTAAAACTGTTAACGGATCGGGTATTTGGAACTGTGGTGCAGGACTAGCACACAGTTTTCTAGATATAGCAGAAGAAATAGCAGAACAAGAGCGTGTAGACATAGAATTCGTACCAATCCCCCCAGATGAACAGTATCGCATGCGCCATAAAACTTGTGCAGATTTGACACTGCTAAAGAAGACTATAGGCAAACGTAAATGGTTAAACGTCTTTGAGTTTTTATCACAGTAGAAACTATAAATACACTACTATGCGTATAATTGATATTTTAACTGAATCGTCAACACCTAATCCTGTGGCCAAGGCTGCACAAAAGGTAGCTAAAGGATCGGGTCAACACAAAAATCCTAAACGTGCTCTAGAAGTTCCACGTAAAGAAAAACACAAGAAATCGATCCCAGTTGCTGAAGCAGGCAAAACTGCTCGTGAAAAGTGGACTGCGGCGTCAAACGCTCGTGAAAAAGCACATCAAGAACGTGAAGCCGAGATAGCTAAACTTCCGCAAGAAAAGCGTTCAGGTGCTGCTATAGATGCATTGGCTAATCATCTTGACAAGGTAAAAGAACAGCATTCAGATGTTATGAAAAAAATATTCAAAGACAAGCTAGGCAAGCCTGTAGGTGAGATTGGTATCGATCCAGAAGCAAGTCCAGGCGGTGGCAATTGGTATGTTAAACATTATGCATCAGGATATGATGTAGTAGGTTTTGACAATGCCACCGAAGCCAAAAAAGAATTAATGTATGCCCATAAACATGCAGATGTATTAGGTGAAATGTTCCTTGATGAACATGGCAAAGCATCACGTGCATTATGCCTAAGTTCAAGGTCAGACTCAGACCTGGGTGCTAGTCAGTTGGCTAGTTGTAAAAGTCAAGGGCTCCGTGCTAGGGATGGTAAGAAATCACACAAGTTAGGTAAAAGTCCTAATAGTAGAATCACAGTAGGTGGTCATAAGATCAAAGGCGCCAAATATGGGGGCAAGTTGCCCGACTGGAGTTAATATGCGATTTAGAGAATTTGTTGATACTAAAATATTCAATCCTCGACCTCAAATAGTTGGCGATAAAGATGTGTTTGCCATGCAACAAGAATTAAAAGCCAAGGGTGAAAATTTAGGAACCTTTGGTCCTAATCACGATGGGCTAGATGGTCTGCTAGGACCTTACACTCGACATGCAGCTGATCATCAGCCAGAGATTGCGGCCAAATACAAAACTGTTTTAGATCGCCCTAACAGTGCTGATGCACAGAAAATTGATGTGTCAGCTATCCAAGATCCAGACTTTAATAAAAAGCTAGATAAGATTGCCAACGACCTAGGTGTTAAGTCTAGCGACCTACTGACCATAATGAAATTTGAATCAGGTGTTAATCCAAGTATCTATAACAAGGCAGGCAGTGGCGCAGTAGGATTGATTCAGTTTATGCCTAACACTGCTCGTGACCTAGGTACTACCACAGCTGAATTAGCGCAAATGGATGCTGTACAACAGCTAGACTACGTCTACAAATATTTTAAGAAAGTAGGTGTAGGTAACGGCACACTAGGGGACCTATATATGGCGGTGTTTATGCCTAAGTTTGTAGGCTATCCTAACGATACTGTACTAGGTCAAGATGGTGCTGACGGATTTGCCGGTAGAGTTTATGCACAGAACTCCGGATTAGATAAAAACAGAGATGGTGCTATCACTGTCGGTGATGTAAAAAATTCCATACAAAGAACTGCTTAATAAATACCTGCATGAATATTGTAGGTAACTTACTAATCGCACCCCCAGCTGTAAAAAATAACTTCTGGCACAAGACAGTGATCATGATCACTGAACATCACACACGTGGCAGCGCCGGGTTGGTGCTAAACAAACGTAGTGAATTAACTCTAAATGAATTTGGCGCACAGTTAGGCATACCTTTAGACTTGCCAGGATACCTCTATGTAGGTGGTCCTGTGAATGTTAAAAGTCTAAGTTTCCTACATACCAATGAGTGGGTCAGCAAAAACACCATGCATGTTAACAACGAGTTTTCAGTTAGCTCTGCAGAAGATATCCTACCTAGACTTAGTGCAGGAGATTGTCCAAAACAATGGAGAATCTTCTTGGGTATGTGCGGTTGGGGCCCTGGACAGTTGTTAGGTGAAATCAAAGGCGAAAACGGTTGGGAACACAACAACAGTTGGTGTACTGTAAACAGTGATGCTAGCCTAGTGTTTAAGTCAGATCAAAAAGATCAATGGTGCGAGGCACTCGATCGTTCTGCGCAGGAATTTGCTCAAAACATCCTAGCATAGACTGTAATCTGTAGTACAATAAATAATTAAAAGAGGTTATAATGGCGGCAACATTATTGCTCAATGCTGACGGCGCACCCGTGGGCTACATGCCATTGAGCACACTAACTTGGGAAGATGCAATCCGATATATGGTCTTAGACAAGGCCGATGTACTAATGTTTCACGACAATTGGATTGTGCGCTCTGCCAATTGGGAAACACAGGTCCCTAGTGTTATGATGTTGCGAGAGTACATGAAACCTAAAACTGTTGTACGTTTCAGTCGCACAAATGTATATCTACGCGATCACGGTCGTTGTCAGTACTGTAGCAAACATATCACACGGCAGGAGTCAACTCTAGATCATGTAATACCTGTGTCAAAAGGTGGAAAGACTACTTGGGAAAACTGCACCACAGCATGTGGACCATGTAATTCAGCCAAGAGTGATGTTACCAAAGGTTGGAAACCTAAAATCAAACCCTACAAGCCAGACTACTATGAACTGGTAAGTAAACGTAAGAAAGAAGAATTCAACATAAGGTATACAGAATGGCTACAATTTTTACAGTAAAAGTTAAGAAGGCACTGTGGTGCGCACTAGGGTTCCTATGCCTAGGGTTAGCCTATATTGGATTGATTACCCCCGGTATCCCTTGGTCAACTCCTACAGTAGGAGCAGCCTATTGCTTTGCCAAGGGCAGTGATCGTATGCATAATTGGCTGATGAATCATCGTATTTTTGGACCATTCCTACGTGGATGGGCAGAGAAGCGTGTATTTCCAGTTAAGGCTCGCTGGCTTATGGTATTAACAATGGACAGCAGTCTTATCATCATGTGGTTCACTACACACAATGTCAAAGCAGTGGCCTGCACAGGTATCTTTATGGCCTTGATAGCATGGTGGGCTATGGCCTACCCTAAATCAGCAGAAGAATACGATGAACGTAAAGCAGCCGGAAAGAAGATAGGCTGGTTCGGGTAACATCATAAATAGTAGTACTTTATAATAGGAGTACTACTCATGAAGAAATACTTATTAGGCTTGGTTTTAGCCTTAGTTGCTACTAGCAGTTTCGCTTGGACACAACGCCAACCAAATCCTCCACAAGCATGCCAACCACATGCTCCATACGGTTTCCCACAAACAGCTGGTGTTACACCAATTTGCCGTCAAGCATATCTAGTTGGATATGATGCGGCAGCCAAGTTGCCTAAATATGTAACATATGAACTATTGCCACAAAACGCACTAGGATGTGTTGCTCGTACTAATGCATTTGCTGCTGATCAGTCCGTGCCAAATGGTGCTACACCAGCTGACTATGCTGGTACAGGTTACGATAAAGGACACATGAGTCCAGATGGTGACTTATCATGGGACGTTCAAGTAGAGTTCGAAAGTTTCTTGATGACCAATATGAGCCCACAAGCGGGCAGTTTGAACCGTGGTATTTGGAAACTGTTAGAAACATCAGTACGTGGTTGGGCAGTACAACGCGGTCAATCATATACAGTTTATGTAGGTGGTTTATATGGCCCAGGCGACAAAACAATTGGTAAAGGCGTAGTTGTACCACATGGTTTCTACAAGATCGTTATCAACAATCAAACTAAAGAGATCGCAGGATGGGGCTTTCCGCACACAGCACCGTATCCAAACTTGGGTAATGACTTAACCAAGTTCCGTGTTCCAGTTGCTACTATTATGAAAGATGCTGGTGTGCAATTTGCGTTTCCACAAGGTGCAGTTGAACTTGCGCCGGGTAAAGAATGGCCAGTTGATTTTGGCGCTTTAACCAATGCTAAACGTGCTAAGTGTGGCGCAAATGCAAGTACCGACTAATCCAGATAAATACCCTGTGTATCCCGAAGATGACGGCTACGACACTCCAAAGAATCCTTATAGCGATGTTTGAGTGTCTAGCTTGTCTAGGATGTGGGTTAGGTGGATTGGAATATGATAAAAAAGACGATTGAACGGGATTTACTGCTAGGGTTATCTAAAAAACTTGGTGTTTTATTTGAAGAAATTGCCAAGGAATTGTACCAACAGCAACTACCAGGAATACCTGAGCCAGTGATGCCTCCCGAGGGTGAAAAACAGTTTGAACCTCATGAAAAGATTCCAGGAAAAACACTACCAGGAATCGAGCGTCCTTCACAGGTTTCCACTACCGTACATAATCTAAAACAGTTTCAACCTTATCTAAAATCAGCAGGAAGAAAAGTATATCCATCAATGGGGGGCAGTCTACACCCTAAAATGATCAATCTACAAGATGGAAATGTGATGTACGTGTTTGACAGAAATAGACACTCACATGGAAAACATTCTAAGCCTCTGGCTAGCATTATTTTTAATCCAACAACTGGAAAGATCCAAGGACATGATGTGGTAAGGCTCAATCCACAAGAACAACAGTATGTTTTTAATTGGTTAAAAAGAAACGCTGGAAATAGACAACAGTTTTACCCTTCAGTGATTCCTACTAATGTGCATGAAGAAGAAAATCATAAGGCACATAAAAAAGATCAAGATACTGATCGTCAGACAGCTGATCCTTTAAATTATCACGGAACTGATCCTGCTATTAGAAGTTTGTTGTTTAAGGCTGCACAGGAAGTAGGACCTAAACAAAATCACTTAGAAACTCTGCTAGCTTTCTTATCCAGAAAAGAAGAAGAACATCAGGGCATGATTGATAACCTTTCTGCAGAAAATGAACAACAAAGAGCAGAAATCAAAGGACTTATCCAACAAATAGAAAATCTAGTCACTGACATTAGAGAAAAAGAAAAACGTTTCCAAGACTTTAATCAGCAGGTAGCTCAACAATCAGATATGACTGTTCAGCAACAGGCCAAAGCTGCACAGGCGCAAGCTCAAACACAGGCTGCACAACAACCAGCGGCACAGGCTGCACAACAACCAGCACCTGTGTCAAATGTTGTACCAATGAGAGCTAAAAGACAACAGCCAACTGCTGCTAACGTAGCTCAATATCGTCAAGCTGCAGAATCTGTTCAAGGTAGTATTGAACAGGTACTACTTGAAGGATTAGCAAATCACCTAGGTGAACTATGGGAAGGTGCTTTTAAAAATATAGATATTGATCGACAGGAACAAGGCCATACAGCTACATTTGAAGTAGGTCGCTACAAAGATGGATTTTGGATTCCTTTACAACATCACGCAAGCCAAGAACAAGCACAGTTTCATGCTAAAAATCTAAAAAAGAAATATCCCAGTATGGAAGTCGGTATTAAAGGTCAAGACGGACAAGTTAAACTTGTGGGACTATGAGAGCTCGTGAAATACAGCCTCGCAAACTAGTTATATTTGACATAGATGATACTTTAGTTCATACACAAACTAAAGTTCATGTAGTCAAAGACGGTCAGGTGGTTAAAAGTCTAAACAGCCACGATTTCACCCACTACAAACTGCAACCAGACGAAGAATTTGATTTTGGTGATTTCCGTGATGCACGTGAATTCTTTGATAATGCCAAACCTATCATTCCTATGATCAATCAGCTGAAGCATGATATTAACACAGGCAATACAGTGATCATGGTTACTGCACGTGCAGACTTCAATGACAGAGAACTGTTCTTAGATACATTCCGCAAGTATGGAATAGATATGGATAAGGTTCACGTGCATCGCGCAGGTAATCTTGTTGGCAAATTTTCAACAGAAGAAAAGAAAAAGATTATTATCAGAGATCAATTAAAAAAAACACACTTCACTAAAGCAATCATGTACGATGATGCTGAACCTAATCTGCATGCGTTTGTCAGTTTGAAGAATGAATTCCCACACACTAAATTTTATGCGTGGCATGTTAGCCTAGACGGCGATGCTAGTGAATATCATAGAACAGATGAAGGTGCATTTGGCAATCTAGTATGGAAGGGGCAACAACAGTCTACTCCTAGCAAACAACATGTAGAACCACGTAATAGTCTACAAGATCTAGGCTCTGAACATGGTTCAGGCAAAGAACTTAGAGCAGCAGAATATAGTCCTAGGGATTTACAGCGTCAACGAGAAGCAGAATATTGGCGTAAAAAGGACATGGCAGATCGTATGGCTTGGCATCACGATGACGGTGAGCAGGATTGGCAGGGTGAAACTGTTGATCCAATAAGCGGCCACGGAATTAACGTGCCTAAATCAAATATAAAACAAACTACTAACACTCATGTTACCCGTAAAGATCCAGCTGTAAAAGTAGATATACAACAGCGACAACCAGATCCGCATGCCTACACCTACAGCAAACCTAGTGAAAACTTTGCCGATGGTCGAGGTCCAGGACGTCCAGGCGATAGCCAGCGTCACGGTATACCTAAAGGTGCTACTATGGCTGAATTAGAAAAAGCCAGTCATAGTAAAGGTCGTAAAGGACAACTAGCTCGTTGGCAGTTAAACATGCGTAGAGGACACAAAAAATGAAAAAATTATTAATTGCACTGTCTTTTGTAGGTCTTACTGCTTGCTCAAGTATAACCGGACTAATTCCCAGCAAGTGGGACGATAATCAAAGTCGTGCCGCAGTAGATCTACAGGTAGATGTTCGCCATTTTGACTGCACAGGCGATCAAAAAGCTCAGTTGGCTGCGATTGCTAGACAAGTAGAATGGTTTAATCTGTATGCGGCTAGTAAAGGTACCGATGACATGGCTAAACTGAATGCTGTGTTTGCCACAACAGTTAAAGAGTATCAGGATCGTTTGAATCAAGGACCCGTTAGTCCTATCTATTGCGACTTAAAAAAGAAAATTATGATTCAGCAGGCTGACATAATATCAAAAGCAGTTCTATTTAGATTCTAAGGAAAATATCATGAGCGATATATTAAATCAAGTAGCATCAAGTGGTGATCAATGGGCAGCAGAACGTGCTCAATATGCTCTACAAGTACATGACGCAGTGGTCAGTGGACAAATGAGCAAAAGTGAAGCGACTGAAGTATTGCAAGATATGATTGCCACACAACAACTACAAGAAGCTGCACAAGCTGATCAAATCAAAGCTGCCCTATTCTTTGGAATTACTCAGCTGATCAGTATGTACGCTTAAAGATTTCACTTAGGGCCTGTACTAGGTCCTCAATCATACCATCATCATGAAACGGAGTAGGTGCAAAACGCAACCGCTCCGTTCCCACATCAACTGTAGGCGAGTTTATAGGTTGTACATAAATGTTAAAATCATTTAGTAAATCATCGCTCATGGCTTTACATTTTTTAGCATCGCCTATTAGCACAGGTACAATGTGCTCTGTGGCACATTCCATTACAGGAATACCAGCTGCTCGCAATCTATGTTTTAATTTACGAGCTCGCTCTTGATGTTTCTCTCTTAGCTCATTGTGATCTTTAAGATATTTGATAGCTGCGAGTGCTCCTGCACAGGTAACAGGACTCATACTTGTTGTAAAAATAAAACCTGCTGACATTAAGCGAATAGCATCTAGTACAATAGCATCTCCTGCAACATAACCACCTTGTACTCCATAGGCTTTGCCCAGGGTTCCGTTAATAAAATCTATGCGTCCTTCTAGACCCAGTTGCTCTACCTTACCGGCGCCGGTTGCACCATATAAACCCACAGCGTGTACTTCATCGATGTAGGTCATTGCTTCATATTTGTCTGCTAGATCGCATATTTCTTTAATCAATCCTACATCACCGTCCATTGAATATACGGATTCAAATACTATGCAAGGTATATTGCCAGCTGCCTTACTGGCTTTTAATTTTGCTTCTAGATCTTCTAGATTATTGTGTTCAAATACACTTTTGGCTGCACGGCTATGCAGTATGCCTACCACTAGACTATTGTGATTATTCTGATCACTGACGAATTCTATATTAGGAATGATCTTACTTAGAGCAATTAGAGTCCATTCGTTGGCCACATAGGCTGAACTAAACAGCAGTGCCCGACTCTTGTTATGTAGCTGTGCTAGCTCGTGTTCTAGGGCCACATGATAATGACTAGTGCCTCCAATGTTGCGGGTACCACCTGATCCTGCACCAGTCATATCTAGAGCAGTGTGCATGGCATCTAGTACAACTTTATGCTGACCCATACCTAAATAATCGTTTGAGCACCAGTTAACAATGTTTTTGATGTTGTATGGGCCGTACCAAATTGCTTTGGGAAAGTCACCGCGCTCACGTATAATGTCGTTGAAAACACGATATTTGCCGTTGTCTTTTAGAGTTTTTATCAGGTTAATGAATGGTTCTTTGTTTATCATAGTCCAGTATTTAAACTAAATATACATAGAGGACTGAATTCATGGCAAAGAACGGCATTTCAACACTATCAACCAAGCAAGCACGGCAATTAGCTAAACTTGACATCGCTTCAGCAAAACGCCAAGGTAAAGTAGTTGCCGCCAACGGAACAATTTCAGGTAGTGCTGATCCTACTAAGAATTACTATCGTTCTAGAGCTTTTTATGATATTACACAGTTACCTACACAGTACAACGGTAATGGTATTACAGACAATCCTAATACAGGCGGATTAGTTATAGGTCGTCCTTGGATTTCTATTAGCTATAGTGTATCACCCAATGCATCAGCAATTAATGAAGGGGATACTGTTACCTATACAATTACTACAGTTGGCGTAGCAGATGGTACAACTCTGTATTGGACTGATGATGGTACTACAACTGGGCCAGACTTTACAGACAACAATGCCAGCGGATCATTTACTATTACCAGCGGATCAGGAACATTTAGCAGAACACTATTAAATGACTATCTAACCGAAGGTACAGAAACTATTATCATACACATTCGTACTGGCAGCATAAACGGTCCTATCGTAGCTACCAGCGGCACAGTATCAGTAGCTGATACTTCGATCCCTGTCGTTGATCAATATGGCTACTTTGAACAGCAGTTAAATGCCGGCACTTATATGACATTTGATCAAACTATTGCTGGAGTAAGCCTGAGATTTATCTGTACAAACTTTAACGGCAATCCTATATACGGTAGCTATATAAGAGCCAACGGTGTTATGGTTGCTACAGATCACACACGCAGTCCAGACAACATTGATAACTCAGCAGTTGGTGGTAGCGCACAGTTCAGCGGCAGTAACTATCTATCGTTAGTTGGTAGTGCCGATACTACAATGGGTACTGGAGATTTTACTTGGGAGTGTTGGGTTTATCCAACCAGCAGTTCAGGATATCAAGCATTTATTGACACTAGAACTAATCCTCTAGCTGGTGGTGATACAACCGGATTTTATTTTGGTACAGTCAATAATTCTTTGAATATAATGTTTTATACCAATGGGGTACAGTGGACATCATCAGTTGCAATGACATTGAATTCTTGGAATCACGTAGCATTAACTAGAGCCGGCGGGATTGTAAAGTTGTGGGTAAACGGTACAGGGTCAGCTGGTAAGACTGACACTACTAACTTAACACAACAGCGAGTATTTGTTGGCGGAGTATCCGACGGATCTAGTACAGGATTACTGTTAACAGGTAAAATAACCAGCCTGCGTATTGTAAAAGGTACTGCCCTATACACAACAACGTTTACACCATCGGTCAATCCTTTGTTGCCCGTAACAAACACTAAACTGTTGTTAACAGAATTAACCAGCGGTGATTTGTTAAAAGACACAAGTCCTAGCAACTTTACTATAATTAACAACGGCTCAGTAACTTGGAACTCAGCTAGTCCATTTACAGCAGGTAACCCAACTACATTGCCAAGCCCACAAGATCCTCCTACCAACAATGGACTTGGATTCTGTATGCGTCGTGGACATACTATAGTGGCCTTAAACAGTGACGGTACTGTACAAAGTGCCAACTGGTATGACACATATAATAATCCCGGTCTAGGCACTACGATAGCCGCACTACTAAGAACATTCTTACCTGGAACTATTATAGCTATTGGTACATTTGATGCGACCGGTGTCAATCAGGACTTCCGTGATTGCCTAACCAACTACTTTGGTGATACTACATTTTCTAACACATGGGGTGGATCAAGAATTAGTCAAATGTTTTTAGCCATAGTTAAATCAAAGAGCATCGGCTTTGATGGATCAACTAACAAGTATGTTACAGTATCGGGTTCAGCATCTGATTGGAACTTGGGCAATACTTACACTATCGAATGGTGGGAAAAGATAGTCGACCCTAGTTATAGTACTAGTCACTTCTATTCTGTACTGTGCCAGGCCGCTGACGCAACAGTTATTGACTGCTATCATGCTAACGGAGAAATTGGTTGTTTCAACGGTAATGTAAGATTTACTGAGCCAACGGTAGGCGTGTGGAATCATATAGCTATTCAGAAAGACGGCACAACATTCACGCCATATGTAAATGGTGTGGCGCAAACACTAATACAAAATACTGCCAACACACTATCTAATGGTAGTTATAATCTAGTTATTGGTAGTAGAAATAATGGTGCTGGCGGATTCTATGGGCAATACTTTGGCGGATATATTACCAACATTAGAATTAGTAATATAGCTCGATATTCAGGAACATTCACACCTCCCCGCACATTGGTAACTGATGCTAATACCAAACTGGCACTGGACGGCAATCTAGTAGATCGTAGTGCCAGCGCACATACTATAACTAATAGTAATGCAACTACAACAAGTTTACAGTTCCCAACTTAATAGAAACAGGAAAAATTATTATGAAAATGGCAGACATACTACACAGCATAGCAGATCTACTTGATCAAGTAGAAGATAACAAGCCCGCACAGGCTCCTGTTGTGGTTAATGTCAATAATGGCACTGCGCAAACTGCTCCGCAAGAAGGACACGGTGACGACGGCGACGACAGTACTAAACACGAACAACCTATGATGGTTCCTCCACTACAGCAAAAAATTGAGATGATGAAAAAGCTAGCTGGAATCCCGAGCCACATAGATCAAAAGATTGACTTAGTAGACGATGACGAGCCATTTGGAGGATAATCTCCGTGGCCTTTATACAAAAACTATTTACAGGCTATCAAGGTTACGCTAACGGAGATACCCGAGTTGGTGAACAGAATCGTATTTGGTACGATTCTAATACCAATACCTTTCGCATACAGTTAGACGATACGCCCGGTGGTACAATCATTGGCGGGTCAGGCGGGGGATCTGCCAGTTTTCCTTCACAAGCTGGACATAGCGGACAATTCTTAACTACCAACGGAACTATAGTAAGTTGGGCTACAGTATCAGCTGTAGCCCAACTTACTAT